GCCGCCACCACCCTTTTGTAACAGCCGGGGCGGCTAAAGCCCCAATGCCTTCAGCCGCGTCCGGGCCAGTTGCTCCAGCCGCTTGCGTGCGGCCGCCGTGGGTCTGCCGCTGCTGTGGAAGGGAAAGAAAGGCCGCGCGGGAATCTTCGACCCTGGGTGTTTCACTTCCTTGACCGGATGTCCGGCCCCAGGCCAGAACAGCGCCTTCTTGAACTTCGGCTTGATGATGTGCGGAGAGGTCTTGCCGCCGAGCTGGTGGATCGCCGCATATTTCCGATCGCTCCCCACCAGCGCTTCCTTGGAATTCGCCATGATCACCCTGGGAGAACGGCGCAGGTGCTGATTGAGCCTCAGCGTGGCCGGCGTGCCATCCGCCTTGCTCACCCAGGGAATCGGTCGCAACTGCGGCTCATAGAAGGCCCGCTTGGTCATCTGCACCAACCCCTCGGCCATCCCCCTCAACACATGAGTCCGGTTCTGCGGCCCCAGCGCCAGCAGCTTCTTCTTGATGTCCGGAGTCAGGGTGTCGTGGGTGGGGCGGATGATGAATTGCATTTTATGGGGTGGCTGAAATGATGACTTTGGCAGGCGCGGGAAACGCCAGGACTTTAGACCTGGCATCCAGCGGGCTGCACACAGTGCCAGCGAATTCCGGAACCAGGTGCAAATAGATCTGGGTGGTCTCGATGCTGGTGTGCCCCAGCAGTTCTTTAAGTTGCGTGATGGTGTGCCCGTTCGCAAGCATCTGTGTGGCGAACGAATGCCTCAACGTGTGGGCCGTCACGCGCTTCCCAATGCCGCATTTCCGGCACGCGGCTTGCAGCGCCTTGCCCAGGGTGTCTTCGTGAATATGATGTCGGCGGCGGATCTTCGTTTCAGGATCGATGCTCTCTCCCATGGCTGGAAACATCCAGAACCACGGCCAGTCCCGGCCAGCGTTGGGATATTTTCGTTCCAAGCCAGCAGGTAGATAAATAGGATCTGAGCCCTGGGCACGATCCCGGTCATACATGGCCCGCACGCGTTGCAGGTGGTGATGCAGCGGCAGATCCAAAGCGTGGGGTAAACACGTCACCCGGTCTTTGTCGCCCTTCCCCCCTCTCACCACCACCAAATGTCCTACACAATCCACATCCTTGATCCGCAAGGCCAGAAGCTCTGCCAAACGCAGGCCGGTGCCATACGCCAGGCAGGCCATCAGTTTGGGGGTGCCCTGCATGTTCTCCAGGAGCGATCCCATTTCCTCCGCCGACAACCATGTCGGCAACCGCTTCGGTCGGCGCGCGTAAGCCCACTTGCCAAGATCCCCCAGTGGCCGTTGCAAACAATCCCGGTAAAAGAAGACCACGGCATTCAGCGCCTGATTCTGGGTGGCAGCCGCGCACCGCGGGGCCATCTCCTCCAGGAAAAGTCTCACCTTGTCCTCAGAGCTACCCCCAGCGCACCTCTTCACATGATCGCAATACCTCCCAACCCAGTGCGCATAGGTCTCGGCGGTATGTCGGGACAACCGCCGTAACTGACAGGTCTTAAAGACTAGATCTCTGGCTTCGATTTTTTTCATGGGAGGTAGAGGAGGGGGAGAGTTTTCGGGTTTAGACTTTACACAGCCGATTTTCTTTCAGGGGAATCACTGTTAGCCGTCTTCGTCATGCGCGCCCGGATTGCGTTCAGAAGGCGCTCAATGTCCCCGCAGGTGAACATCGGCTTGCGGTGGTCTATGACCGCTTTATCGCCAGTCAGCAGCGGGTCGAGCCAGTTGGATGGCACGTCCGCAATCAGACGGCTAACCATGCGCGGCAGCGAACCCTGCTCTCGTGCGCTCTTTGGAGATTTTTTCATCGTGGTGTCGCAGGGTCGCTGCGCTTGGCGTTGGGCTGCTTGGCGAACGTCCTCAGTTCATCGGCAGCCGCTTTTAGTTTTTGCATTGTGTCCGGCTGGCGTGCTGCCGGGTGGCACACGCGGATTAGTTTCGCCGGCCAGATTTTGGCGACTGCATCGCTTGCGACGCGCCCGAAAGTTATCACGATGTCCGGGTTATATTCGTCGAGCGCGGCGTGGATGTGTCTCTCGCATGGCGGCAGCACCACTCTTGGATTGTCCGCTATCTCATTTGTGGCTTCCTCCCAGATGATTTCGTCACACAGTCCACCGAATGCTGCTTTGAGTCTTCGACCGCTCACACAGCCTGCGAATAGGCAGTAGCGGATGAGGCGGCGTCTATACTCATCGCGTTTCATCCAGTGCATACGCTCGATGCTTTCGCGCACTTTCGAGGGATTACGCACCCACATATTTTGCATGAAAGCCACGACGACGCAGCCCAACAATTCCTTGCAGACAACCGCCTCATCGCTGGCGGTTCGGGAGTCGTTGGCTTCGGCGGGCATCACGGGCGGTTCAGAGTTGGTTTGCATATTGTCGGCGGTGTCTGAAGTCAGTCGTTGTGCCGAATCAGAACCACGTCTTGCGGGTGGACGTTCAGCTTCAATCCCGCGTAGTGGGGCGCGTCGTCATCAAAGAGCACCTCGAAGTTTGCACTTGAGTTGTGACCAGTTATCGTCCCGGCGTTTC